AAGGAAATTAAACTCATTATTATTTGCACTTAATACAGATATAGATGATGAAGATTTAGAAGAACAAATAATTAATGCTATAGAAATATATGAGCCTCGTGCAACAGTTACTAACATAAGTAGTAATGTAAATGATGATCAGCATCAAATTAAAGTAACAGTAACATTTAGAGTTGTTAACACGAATGAGACTGTAACTACAAATATAGATTTAACAAGGTTAAGATAATGGCAACAACAATTAAATCAACTCAACTCGACTTTGATACTATAAAAAGTAAATTAAAAGATTTTTTAAAACAACAAACTGAATTTGCTGATTATGATTTTGAAGCATCTGGATTAAGTAACATATTGGATGTATTAGCGTATAATACTCATTTTACTGGTTTAAATGCTAACTTTGCTTTGAATGAATCATTTATAAACACTGCGCAATTAAGAAGTTCTGTTGCCGCTCTTGCAGAAGGACTTGGCTACGTACCAAGATCTTTTGTATCACCTGAAGCTGCTTTAAACTTATCAATAAGTATTACTACTACACCAAGACCTAGCGCAATCATATTGCCACGAAACACGCAGTTTACTACAAGTGTTGATGGTACTTCATTTACCTTTCAAACAAGAGAAGCATTTACTGCAAACGATAATGGTTCAGGTACTTACCAATTTTTAAATGATACTAGTGGCACAGGAATTCCTGTTTTTGAAGGAACAGAAAAAACAAAAACATTTTTTGTAGGTGAAACAAGTGACACACAAATATATGTCATACCTGACGTTACAATCGATACTACTACTATTCGAGTTCGTGTGTTTCCTACAGCATCATCTACTACCTTTGATACGTATACTGATATTAAGAAAGCAGTTAGAATAGAAAATGATTCAACGTTCTTTCAAATTAAAGAAGTTCCTAATGGTTTCTATGAATTAATATTTGGTGACGGAACTACTACTGGAAAAGCTCCTGTATCAGGCAATAAAGTAATAGTAGACTACTTATCAACACAAGGCACTGCAGCTAATACAGCCAGTACCTTTACACCGTCTTCAACATTAACTATTAATTCAGTGGCTTATAATATAACAACTGTGACAGAATCAAATGCAGCAGGTGGTGCGTTTAAAGAAAGCATAGAATCTATAAGGCAAAACGCTCCTATAGCTTTTACTTCACAAAGAAGATTGGTCACAGCAGAAGATTATAAAGGACAGATACTGGCAAACTTTAATGCTTTTCTAGATGACGTAACATCTTATGGCGGTGCAGATAATGTTCCTGCAGTTTATGGTAGAGTATACGTAGGACTAAAGTTTAAGACTGGTATTACTGATAGTACTCAACAAACTGTTAAAAACCAAATAAAAACCGACTTAACAGATAATATGTCAGTAATGTCAATTACAACAGAGTTTGTTGATCCTGTAACATCAAACTTACAGCTCACAACTACTTTTAATTTAGATCCTGACTTAACAAGCTCTACTGCGCAGTCAGTACAAAATTTAGTTCAAGCAAGAATTAATACTTTTTTCAGCACTAACTTAGAGAGGTTTAATAAAGTTTTTAGAAGATCAAACTTACTTACAATCATAGATGCATTAGATCCTGCAATATTAAACTCTAAGATAGACGTTAAGATGGTACAAACCTTTGTACCTACTAATAATATTTCTCTTAATTACGATATTATATTTCCAGTAAAACTTTCTGTACCGGCTGCAGACTTACCAGTGTTGACTTCATCAGGATTTACTTTTAACAGCCAACAGTGTTTTCTACAAAATAAATTAAACAGTACAAAGATACAAATCGTATCAGTTGATGGAACTATTGAAAACGATAACGTAGGAACGTACAATCAAGAAACAGGAACAGTAAGCTTAGTTGGATTTAAACCATCGGCAATAGATGGAAGTTTTATATCTTTGACGGTTACTCCAGCAAATCAAAATACTATAAGACCATTACGTAACTATGTTCTTGGTATTGATACATCGACTTCAACATCTAGAGCTTTACTTGATTTTCAAAATACACAGGTTAGCATTTAATGTCTATTAATTATCATAGTAAAAGAAGGCTTAAAAACTTTCAAGTAAGAAAGGTGCGTGAAGCTTTACCAGAATATTATACAAGTGAGTTTCCAACTCTCGTAACTTTTTTAGAAAAATACTATGACTTTTTAGATTCAGATAATGGGACACATGCCTTTGGTGATGATGTAAGGCAATTATTTTCTAAGAAAGATGCAAGAGAAGCGCCTAGTGACTTACTAAATAATCTTGTAAGTGAACTTGCTGGTGGATTAGAAACAGGTGAAAACTTTACAGATACAAGATACGCAATAACAAGACTAGCTGAGTTAGCAAGAAATAAAGGTACTAAACTTGGATTCCAAGAATTTTTTAGATTATTTTTTCAGCAAGTTGCTGAGGTTGAATATGGTAAAGAGTCAATATTTAATGTTGGAGATTCTGCAAGTCAAATAGGTGTTGACTCATTAAAATTTTTGCAAAACAACGAGATTTTTCAAACATTTGGATTATTAGTTAAAACTGGAATTGACACATCTAAATGGACAGAGTTGTATAAAAAGTTTGTTCATCCAGCAGGATTCTTTTTTGCAGGCGAGGTAGTTTCAGATACAGTAGGTTCTCTTAATCTTACTGCTCCATTATCGATCGAAGACTCATCACCTGGACCGACAATCGTTTCTCAAGCGGCTGCAGTGTTCTCATTACCGTTTGTACAATCAACTGTGTTGATAGATTCGGGTGGTGGTAATGTTAGATCTAATTTAAATGAGTTAGTAAGTGAGTATCAAGACATCACTCTATCACAACTTAATACAACTTATCACACTTTAAGACAAGTGGTAACTCCAAACTCATTTACATTTGATGATAGCTCAATTAGAGATAGTGATGAAAATGCAACACCAGACTTCTCAATAGTATTAGAAACAATGGATAACGAAATATTTGCTAGAAGAGTAAGTGACTCATCTTTCTAGTATAAATAGACTTATTAGGATTTAAAATGACAAGACAAAATATAAATGTAGGTTCATCAGCAAACGACGGTACAGGAGATACCTTACGTGGTGCTGGTACTAAAATAAATGCAAACTTTAAAGAGTTGTACACACAACTTGGAGGTGATAGTTCAACACTAAGTACACTTGTAAAATTAATTGATTCTTCAAGCACAGGTGTAGTTTTATTTGAAGGAACATCCGCAGACAGTCACGAAACTAAGTTGATTGCAACCAATGCCACAGCAGATAGAACTATTGCTTTACCGGATGCTGGAGGTAACGTGGTATTAGATACTGCAACTCAAACATTAACTAATAAGACATTAACAACTCCAACAATAGCGTCAATTACAAATGGTGGAACAGTCACTATACCAAGTGGTGCCGGAACAATTGCAACTATAGCAGCATCACAAACGTTAACTAACAAGACACTAACATCACCAATAATAAATACACCGGTCATAGGTACTTCTTTAAATGATGCTAATGCAAACGAATTTATTAAATTTACAACAACAGGTAGTGCGGTTAATGAATTAACAATCGCAAACGGTGCATCAACTACTGGACCAACACTTTCTGCAACAGGAGGTGGAACTAATTTAAACATAATAATGACACCAAAAGGAACAGGTTCAGTTGAATTAAATAAAGCAGCTTTTAGTTCTTCTACAATAACTGCAAATGGCGCAGCAAGTACAGCAGCAACATTAATAATAGGCAACAAAGGTTCTCAACTAGATGTATCATTAGCTAATGGAACAACTGTAGGTGAATATAAAATTTTTACAAATAAAGGTGCAGGTGCAATGCATGTTACACCTGTAAGTTTTGCTCAAGGTACTAAATTTGTTCTAGCACAGAACGATGGTTGTACCTGTATATGGGACGGATCAAACTGGTTCTTAGTAGGAAACCAAGGCGAAGTAACGGTATCATAAGGAATAGAATATGTCAGCAATAATTACAGACCCGTTTAAAAAACAAATCACTCAAACTGTTTTTAATGAAGTTACGAACAATACTAACAGGTATTATATAGGAATCGGAAGGTCAGAATCTTGGGATAGTACAGAAACTGTGCCAACTCCAACAGACGCTCCAAGAACTATTAGAAACGTAAGAGCGGGTTTACAATCAATAAAATCTGCAAGTGACGTATCATATGTTATACCAAGATATAACTGGTCATCTGGATCTATATATCAAGCTTATGACGATGATCTTACTAGCATACCAGATACAAATCCTTATGCAGTTTTGACAGAAGATAATCAGGTTTACATTGTTCTACAACAAGCTAAAAACGATGCAGGAACTGCAACAACTTCTACAATAAAACCAACCGGAACTACTACAAAACCTTTTAAAACTTCAGATGGATATGTTTGGAAGTTTTTATATTCTTTGTCGGCTGCAAGAGCAAGTGCCTTTTTATCAGCAAACTTTATACCGGTTGAAAAAATTCTAGACTCTGCAAGAGTTAATGACTTAACTGGAACTACAACGTTAACAGCACTAGAAATTACACAAGCTCTAGTTCAAGACTCTGCTGTTCCTGGACAAATCGTAGGTATTAACGTCACTGCAGGCGGATCTGGTTATGATCCATCTAGTCCACCAACAGTAACTATTAATGGTGATGGTATTAGAGCTGCAGCAACCGCTACAGTTTCAGGTGGAGCTGTTACAAAAATTGAACTTGATTCAAGTACAGACAGCGCAATCCC